GAGGAGCCATAGGCTTTAAATGGCACTTTTATTTGGGTCATTCGGTTCAGAAGAGCCTAGTGTATATCAGAAGGCATTTCGGTTCGGCTTAATACGAGAAGACCGAATTCTCGTATTAATTAGTCATCAACTATTTTAATTAGATCAGGGTGTTGATGCGCATCGTGGCTTCCCCCGTCATATGAATAGAAGGAAAATTAACCGTCTTTCATATATTTGAGAATGTTAGCAGTCATTTTATCCGCGACGTCAAAATGAGATAATCCGGAAGCTATTTAGGCAGACCATCTAGTGTCACCTGCTTTAAGAGCTTTCATAAAAGTTCTGGCAAAATAAGATCCGAAGACCTTTGTAACATTATCTGGATTCCAGACTATTCTCATTCTTTTTCCATTCTCCTGAGTTCCTTACTGGACCTCATTAGTTTTGATAAGTATTTCGTAGTTTTACGGTGTAGTCCATATCAAATCTGGACTTTCAAGTACATTTCTATAAATTTTCCGTTTCTTTGGGTTGGTGTCTTGAATAAAGGCATCTGCTGTATAGCATGGTAAATTTGATGCACTCTCTACAATCCCCGCCTTGTTTTTCTTTAACCACTTTTAAAACCACTTGCTAAATTTCTTTAAGATCACAGGGTCTGGTTTCTTTTAAGTCCCAAACTATCTGACTAAAAGTCCATAATATACATTATAGTCGCAAGCTCCGAATTGGCAAACTTCTTGGTTACTATCGAAAAGTCTGACATATCGGTTGGTGCAGCCGCAGAAAAACTTCCGCGCATATCTTACCTGAACATACTCATTAAGGACTTAATTATCCCATCGTGAGTTCCGTTCTGGTTAGAAATGCTCGGCTTATATCTCCGAGAGATATATCCCCCCGACATAAATATTTGCTTACTTAGACACAAAAGCTTTCTTTTAAGGAAGCTCCCTCATATAAGCATTGCACATATTATTTGAGATCCTTCTTCGACATTCAATTCTGTCCTAAAAATGATCTACATATGCTGGCTATGGTACTCGACGATTTTTCATTAATTTGTAACAAACTAACAAAACATCAACAAGAAAAGCTGCAGACAACCCAAAAAACCACCAGTTCAGCACAGTTGCCAAACCGAAAGCAACCCAGTAAATGTAAATCCACAAATACCAGGTATGGGTTAGAATGAAACCTATAAGGCCCGGGGCGTTGGCCAAATCCATAAACTTCTACTCTACCTTATACTACGTCTCAATGGTTTCAAGAAGGTCTCTCTGAACTTTCTTATGATTCAATTCTTCTATAATGAGTGGAAATTATTTTCTAGTAAAATTGCCCATTTTCTAAGTTGCGAAGATATTATCAGCTTACGATGATGCATTAGGCCTTATGGCTACTATATCTTTAAGTATTTTCTTTTATTCAACACTTGCTTCCTCCAACTCAGACTTGAAACCCAAACTCTCTCCCTAGCTTACCCTCCATGTTACATAATGTATTTTGTTATCATCATCTAATTTTGTAACTTGTATCGGTACAGCTGTCAACCATTATCCCTCGACCATTTTTGTTTCCATGAATCTACTATGAAACGGTGCATGGCCATGTTTATAACCTTCGCTCCCCTCAGGGACATAGGTTATTCCGTCTTTATTGACGGTTAACTTAGCTTAAGCCAAGGAATAATCACCACTCTCCTCAGGGTAGGCCAACCCTACGCAAAGATAAGTATTAACATTCTTATCATCAGTATTATTTGCTATAGCGTCGTATATGCCTGGATAATAATGCATATCTATGAAACAATGGCCTCCCTTCTTAAACACGGTTTTCTTTGACAAGGGGGTACTTGTCAACGTTAAGTTCTTATACTTTAACCCGTGTTTATTGACGACGTTGATGTCCTGGTCGCCTAATATAAACTTCACACTCTAAACCCCTCTCGTATGTCTTTAGACGAATGAATATCGACTCGCCCAGTCA